TTCCTGATATATCAATTCCCTTAAATGTATAGGTGGCACTCATTATATACATATAAATATTATTTTTAAAGAATATAAAACTAATAATAATTAATATATAATGGAAGATACAGAAAATATGCGTCTAAAAGATTTCATATACATGAATAATAATTCAATTTCTCATGAATTATGTTTAGATATAATTAAAATGTTTGAAGAAGAAAATGGTAAATATGAAGGAGTTACTTATGGTGGTTTAGATAAAAATATTAAAGACACAACAGATTTAATTATTCCAACTTGTAATAAAAAATGGGATAAAATAACTAAATTTTTAGATATAGAAATTAAAAATAATCTAAAAAAATATTTAGATTCATTAAATGATAATATAGATTATCAAAATAAGGATCAAAATACCTTAAATAAATATAGAATTTTTGAAAATACTAACTTTTTACATGCTAATTATATGTTACAACGTTATTTAAAAGGCAAAGGAAGATATATTTATCATAATGATTTTTCAGTGAATTCTGAAAATAAATCATATAGAGCTATAACATTTTTATGGTATTTAAATGATGTTGATGAAGGAGGTGAAACTGTATTTTTTGGGGATTTTAAAATAAAACCAAAAACTGGAACTCTAATATTTTTCCCTGCTTCATGGTGTTATCCTCATACAGGAAAAATTCCATTATCAAGTAATAAATATATAATAACAGGCTGGTTATATGTGAATTATTAATATTATTAAAAAAAATGATATAAAATGATATTATTAATTATAATTAATGGAAATACTTAATTGGCAGATAAATTTTACCAATAATTCAAATGATAAAATATTAGATTATTTTACAGACACATCAACAAATACCTATTTATTAAATACGACACAAGAAGAATTCGATTTATTAGAAAAATATGTATATGACATAGCTATGTTTCATTTTAAACGATTAAATATAGAATATAATAGTGATACCAATTATATAGAATTTTGGTGGAAAAATAGGGTTGCTTTCAAGAATTATCATTTTGATTGTGATGAATTCGAAAAAAAAACAAATAATACTTATATATATCCATTATTATCCAATATCATTTATTTAAATGATAGTATATATCCAACAATAATAACAAATATAGATTTGGAAAAATACAAATACAAAGATTTTAATAATGAAAAAAATATTACAATTGTTTTTCCTAAAAAAAATAAACACATATCATTTGATGGGTGTAATAAACATGGTGTATCAGCAATATTTGAAGAAAATAAAGAAGATGATCCAAGATATATATTAGCTATTAATTTATGGAATAAAAAACCTACAAATGTAGCTTATTATGAATCAAGACAAACAGAATCCCTATATAATATTCAAATCCCTTTTATAAATATAGATAAAAATGATTTAAAAAATACTATAATAGTTAAAGACATATTAAATTATGATTTTTTTGAAGATTTGCTATATAAAAACATGCATAAATGTTTAATTTTTTCAGACTTATTAAAAAAATCGTATCATGATGGTGAATATTTTTTTAATATAGAAGAAAAAAGGGAAGAATGTAATTTGGAAAAAATAGAAAACAATAAATTAATAAATGATATAGAAAATATTACAACAATTGATAATATAGTCAGCAATAATCGTTTTTTGCAAAGATTCATTTTAAATAATATTTATTCTAAAGATACGTGTAATTGGATAATAAATGAAAGCGAATTGTATGCTAAAGAAAATGGAGGATGGACTACAAATAGGCACAACAATTATCCTACAACAGACATTCCAATTGATAAAATCAAACATATATTTAAATATGTTTTAGGGTCGTTAGACAATATTATAACTAAAATTTATAAACATTACTGCATGCCAACAAGCATTAACATAAATATTCTAGATTTATTTATAGTAAAATATGAAGAAAGTTCTCAAAATAAATTGGACATTCATACAGATGGTAGTTTTTTAACATTTAGCATTATGTTAAGTTCAAGAAATGATTATGAAGGAGGTGGGACACAATTTAATGACGGTATAAAGGTATTTTTAGAACAAGGTGATGTATTGGTTCATTCTGGTTCTGTAAAACATTCTGGGTTAGAAATTACAAAAGGTACACGATATATTTTAGTAGGTTTCACAAATATAATTAAGAAGCTTCCGGCCAATTAAGCATCTTTAGGACAATTAGAACCATAACATTTCCCTTGAAAATAATAATAACCTAATTGTTTAGTTTTACCGTTTAAATCAGTATTAAATGTAGGACCATCTACGCCTCCGGCGGCGCATTTTTGATTGCTTGACCAAACGCAACACGACGTATCGTTACAATTTCCTCTAGTTAGTCTACCACACGATTCGTCAAGTGATCCGCTAGAACCTTTATGTACATCGCAAAATGCCTGACTTTTGCTCATTGGTATAGATGTGGACAAATTATCAAGCCCCTCAATCGTGACAACTTGTAGAAGTTTTTTTTGTATTGGTTCTTCGTTTAAATTTAATCCAATAGAATTTATAAATACTATCAAAGAGAGAATTAAAAATATAATAATGAAAACCTTTAGAATATATTTTAAATCCATATTTATATATTACAAGTAAATATTTTATACGTATAATTTATAATGACAAAGTCTCGTAAAAATAGTATTCTTAAGTCTGTTGAAAAAACTTCAAAAAAAGTATTACCAGTACTAAATAAAGGTCTAAAAGGCATTGGTTCAACTGCTAAACATGTAGCACAAAATTCGCTTCCTATTGTAGAAAAAGGTGTATCAGCCGTTTATGGAACAATGGCAACCGGGTTTAATTTAGGTGTTAAAGGTGTTGCTAAGGGAATGACAAAGAGCAAACGCTCTAGACGTAATAAGAAAGGTGTCAAAAAAACAATACGTCATCGTCGCAGATATTAATTTTTTTCTTATTGTAATATATATGTTTAATACAATAAGTAATATAAGTAGAAAAACTGACAAATATGGAGACATTCACTTCATATCATTTCTTGGTTCAGCTTTATCAAGAATTGCTTATATGGACGATAACAAATTTTTAACAAATTATAGTCAAATTATTGGTCCAATTATTCAACCAAAAATATTACAAGGCATAAATAATGTTGATTCAAATAATTTGGGGGAATTATTTGATGACCAAAAAATTTTCGGGTTAGACAAAAGTCCAAATGATATATTTTCAAACTATGAATATGAATATAAAGGAAAAAATTTTATTGACTTTATTAAGCTTAATATGCCTCAAAATATAAATATACTTAATGGCGATATAGCAGGAATTAAAAGTTATCCCATTCCAGGACAGCAGACACCATTAGATTCTGTAAAATATATTTCAATCGGATGGTCTAATTATGGTGAAGTTTATGTTGTTGCCGATAAAAGAATGCCAAATACAATTTTTTTAATTTTTAGAGGCACATACAGTGCTAAAACAGCTGCTCTCTACAGTAAACCTACATCAGTTGTTCCATTAACCGTTTGTAAGGATTCTGGAGGAGAGCCTGAGAAATTCCTATATGGTATTTTTAAACCAACAACAGAAATGATTCATACAATTATTGAGACTATGCGTTATTTAGCAGTAGATTTTTTAGGCGCAAGAAATCCTAATTCAGTTAAAATTTTTACAACAGGACATTCACTTGGCGGAGCAATGTGTTCAGATTTTGCTTATTTATGGATGGGAATTAAAAAGACGTCACCATATAATGCTGCTCCATACAATGTTTTAGCTGATAATATTATATGTATAAGTTTAGGTGCTCCGCGCTGTATGGGAAGTTATGTCGCCAAAAAGTTTTGTAATTTCGTATCACAAAAGAAGATATTATTTTTAAGAATAACTACAAGAGGTGACCCAGTTACAGCTTTACCACCAAAAACTGGCTTCCAACATCCTTGTTCAGATGATAGTAAAATGCGCATGGAAATATCAGAAGCGTGTAATGGTACACTTACTATGCGTCCACGTCCAAATGTTAATTATAATGGCGAATTAGATTGTCAAAATTATAAAACAAGAGCATATATACCTAATGTTTTATCACATACTATTTATCTTGATATTATATATACAAAAGCAGTTGACATTCCAAGATTTTTTAAAGGAATTGGTATAGCTCAAGAAGTATTAAGAGGGCCAAATGGAAGCACAATCTGTAGATTAGTTATGGGTCAAGCCGCAAACTACAAAGCTATATTTTTTGATGTTAATAAAGCAAGAGAGAGACCTTCAAATATTGATGTAGTAGAAGAAAATGAACTAAAAAAGGTTGACCCAACTGCTATTGCTCAACTATCAGTTATAGAAACAGGTACACCTTCTTCTGGCGGAGGTTTATTTTCTTCATTTAAATCAAAATTGCCTATTCCTACATCATCTTCTTTTCAAAATACACCTAAACCTTTTATCAAAATTGGCGGTGAAATTGCTGAAGATAGAAAGGTTACTAAGCAGGCATTTGATACATTAATTCAACAAATGGTACCATTACAAGGTAATTTATGCCCTCAAAAAGGTCAAATGTCAAACCCATTTAATAATCAAGTTATGCCTGATTTGAGCTGTCCTGGTGCTAAATTTGGCGGCAAAAGATATCACCGTGAACCTACTCGTAAACGTAGTACTAGAAAACGTAGTACTAGAAAACATAAAATGCGCAATACTCATCGACGTTAAATATTAACCCAAAGGTCACAAGGCTACTGCGTTAGAGTTTCACTTAAATTATAGATTTAATTAATTTATAATTTAACGATATCTTCTTCTAGTGTTCGATTTATTAGTTCTTTTATGTTTTCTAGTACTACGTTTACGAGTAGGTTTACGACTACCGCGACGTCTTTTGCTTCCTCCTTTGGATGAAATAGGACTATAATCAGTAATAATAAGTTTGTCAAAAACCATTATATATATTTATTATATATTTAAATTTCATATAATTCAGTTCCTTTTGTGGTTTTAACCTTTTTAAGTCTAGTATTATTTTTATGAATTTCATCATGACAAGCCTCGCATAATGTTAGCAAATTAGCTAAATTATTTTTATGGATAATGCCATTAGAATTAATAATAATACCATCACTATTAGCATCTTTTTGGTATTGAAGATGATGTACTTCTTTTCCAACCTTTTCTCGACATCTTTCACACATTCCAACAATTTTTTTAGAATTATATCTGGAAGTTTTGAGAGAAAGTAAACCAGCGCCTTCAGGGTGATATTTCATTCTTATTTCATATGCCGCATCTAAAAAGTCCTGAGGCAAATTGAGCGACTTACAAACTTCAAGACCATACATACTGTTACCAGGTCCATCCTTAAGTTTGCGATCGTATACAAGTTTATCATGTTCCTTATCATAAATAACTGACATATGTTTTAGCTTAACTGTCTCTAATGCCTTAATCTCATCATAATCAATAATTTCATGTAGGTGAGTGGCAAATATAAAACTACTTCTACATTTATGTAGTTTCTGAATTCCAGCAACAAAAATACTAATGGCACTCTGTGTTTCAGTTCCAGAGCATAGTTCGTCTCCTAATATTAAGCTGTTTTCATCGCCGAGACGCAATATGGTGCGAAGTTCCGACATTTCGACAGCAAATGTGGAAAGACCTTTGAAGATATTATCGTTACCAATTATGCGTGTAAATATATATTTATATGGCATGTAATTAAACTCTGAACAAGGGACAAATAATCCTGCTTGAGCCATTATAATAGAAATGCCAAGTGCTCTAATAATCGTAGTTTTTCCAACAGCATTTGTACCATATAATAGAATACCATCTGTATTACCATCGCCAATATTAATATCGTTCGTTACATAAGATTCATTCGTTTGAAATTGAAAACGTTCGATTAAACAATGTCTTAGATTTTTAGCAGTAACAAATGATTTATTTGATTTAACAATATTTGGTTTACAATAATTATATTTCTTGGCAATAGAAGATTTTGTATACATAACATCAATAATTGTTACAAAATTAATAATGCTTTCCAATTTTTCTTGAAATTTCTCAAAATTAACAATAAATTTATTATAAATTATTGTAATCAAATCTTTTAATGAAACTTTTATAACTGAGATGCTTTTACATAATCCGTTAATTTGTTCATCAACTATACAATTATTTGCAGCACTTTGCTTTTCATATTCAAATTGTTTCTTTGAAATTTTGAAGTCGAAGTTTTTATTAAATGTAGAATCATGTTTTAATGTTACGATAGTTTGTTCAGCAGGAAGAGAATCTTGTAATATTTTACATCTTCTACTAGTTGAAATTAAACTGTAATTATTTTTTTCTGTTTCGTGAACCTTAACATATTCATTTGTTTTTGATGATTTTTTTTCCTTATTTTCAATTAATGTACTTAAATACTCTCCTATAGCATTTAATCTTAGTTCAGAGTCTTTAAGTGTCATTGTTTTTTTGTCTAACTCTTCATCAATTCCAGGTTCTATAAAATTAATATCAAAATTATGTAGTTGGTCTAATTCTCTTGATATGGCTATATTTATATTTTTATTAATAAATTGAGATAGTTCATCACAAAATTCTTTAATACTTAAAATATTTGGTTCGAAAACAGTTAAATATTTTATAATTTTGTCATCATTTTCTACCTTTTCATATATTTTTTTAATTGTTAAAATGTTAGAGTATAAATTATAAAATGCTTTTGGAGAAATTTTTTTTAGAAATATTTGACGTTCCCACTTTGAAATATCTTTGATCGTAGAAAGGTTTGATTTAAAAAAATTATTATATTCTGTATATTTCGAGAGAAAATATTCTGTAATATCGTATTCTCTCTGTAAATATGTTTCATCACAAACAGGATTTAATATATTATATGTAAAATGTCTTTTACCCATTGGAGTTAAACAATCATTTAACATCTGCGATACACATGAATATTTACCTGATTTTATATTTCCATCATTTATTATATTTAATTGTTTGAGAGAATGATTTGCTAATGAAAGTCTTGTAGAGCAATTTTCAAATACAGGTTCTGAAATATTATTTACAAGATGAGGGTTATGTTGATAAATAAAATCTAATAAAAAACAGAATGATTGTGTAGCAATATTATTTTCATAAAAATTTTGAGAGAATACATCATAACTATCAAACTTGTAAAATTTGGATAGAATCTCTTTCTGATATGGTTGTTTTTCACAGTTTTTAATCCTTGTCATCTTTGTGGTATTTTCATCTGTAATATTTATTTTATGAATTAAACTACTTGAAATGCCAGCATAACTAATCACAGAATCTAATTCATTTTCTCCTGGTAGATTTGAAATTAAAATAGTTTCACTAGGATTATAAATAGAAATAAACCGTTCTAATTCGTCATATGTAGTTGGGTTATTTACATAAGTCTCCTTAAATTGAAAAATATTAGTTTTACCAGTATAAATATCAATATTAGCAACACCTACGACGACATATTTACCTTTCATTAATATTTTGTTTTCAATTAAATCAATCCAGATACATGTAGTTGAATTTGTTAGATTAGTTGATTCAGGATGAAAATATGTGCCAGGAGAGAATACGCCAGAAAGACTTCTAGTTGTATTTTTTGCGGCTTCATCTTGAGAATAAACTACTGCTGTAAATCCAGCATCTTGTATCTTCTTTATATATTTTTCAATTTGTATATCTTTAAACCCGGACATCATTACATTATCGGTGCCAACGCATGTATTTTTTTCAACAACATTTAGTTCGCAAATTTGAGAGAAATCTACAATTTTACTTCCAGTAATTAATTCGGTTTTTTGATTATATATACCATAAACCTCAAAAAAGGAACCAACTTGCATTAATAATATTGTATTTTCTCCATATTCATCCTGATAACGATTTGTTAATTCAAAATATTCTTTAATGAGTGACATTATATTAATATATGTTTCTCTCTTTAATAATATTTAATTTAATATATAATGCTCTGGTTTATCATAACCGTCCATAATATAATATTAGTTCATAATATTATATTTACAAAATTACTTAATAATTCAATTTATTTAATAATTCAATTTATTTAATAATTAATTCATCTGCTTTATTTTTTATCTGGTTTGTGTTCAGGCACATCTGTTGTTACAAATTCAACATCTTCTCCTTCGACCATAAAATTCATTAAAATATTTTTAAAATAGGAATATATGTCTTCTGATAATATACCTAAATTATAATAAAAAATTTTTAAAATTATTAATAGCCAAGTTACGTAAAATGGCAATATTGCTTTTGAATTATGTTCTATTAATACTGCTTCTTTATCTTTTTCGTGATATATTGATATTTCTGCAAAAAAATTATTGGTTGGATCTTCATATTTAACCTTGTGTCCATAAACTATTTTTTTTGTTTTATGTAATTTATAAACAAAATTTTTAAACTTGTATTTTTCAAGACCTAAAAAATTTTGAAGTTTAAAAATTATACTTGAGTCATTAACTGTAAATAAATCCACATCAATATCACTTTTTCCTGGAAAATAATCATTTCGCTGTATACTCCCAAAATAATATACTTGTGTATCTAAATAATTACATAATTTTAAAAAAAATTTTTTTGCGTAATCATCCATTTCATTTTTAGTAGTCTCCATATTAAATTATATACAGATTATATTTAAAATTCTTTGTCGTCCTTTGAAAAGTTATGTAATAATATTTCACTATTGCTATTTGTTATTTCGCCTGCCAACATTGCCGATTCATATAATTTTCTTATTACATCATTGGGAGCATTACTACCTATTTTAATTAAATTATGATCTCTCAGATATTCTCTTACATCATTAATCGTTTTTCGTTTCAATTCTTTTTGAGCACCTAAAATTAATTTACGCGTTCCTCTATCTTTTATAAGTACAGAAACAGTTTTTTTAATTTTAGATTTTCCAAGAGTATATTTTCTTTTAATTGTTTTTTTTGTAATTCTTTTCATGGCAATTATTTCCTCATCAATGCCGAGATTTACATGAATACTATTTTGACATGAGTCTGATTGTAATTGTGACTGTGATTGTGACGATATATTTGCTATATGGGGGTGAATTAAATTTTGTGTTATCATTGTGTCTTCACATTTATTTACAAAGTCCTCAATTTGTTTCTGTTTTAATTTTTCTCGTAAATTATTTAATCTATTTTCCCTTTCGTTTTTCCCCTTAATTAATTCTACGCCTTGAATTGTTAAAGCTGATTGTGGATTTGTAACATCATAGTTACGTTGAGTTCTTGTCCAATCTTTAAATGTTGGTTTTGTGCCTCCTTTTAATATACCATAAGGAATTGAATCATTTGTTTTTGGATGTAAATGAATTGGATTATCACTTATCGGCATAGTATCAGTATTTACAACTATTAATGGTTTACTTATTAATTCATCTGGTAAATCAAGATTAATATTATATTCTACATCAGGTTGATAGTTTCTAATAGTTTTTCTCTCTAATTGCTCTTTTCTATGTTGTTTTTGTTTGTCATAATTAATCTTTTCAGCATTTACTTTCTTTTGTTTTGATAAGGTCTGTAAATAATTTATAGAATCACTAAACTCATCCGAAAATGTTGATAATTCATGTTTTACTATATCATGTTTAAAAGATTCTTCAGGAGTTGGAAGTTTTCTTTTATTATTTTCCAAATTTTCAGTTTCTCTTTGTTTATGTTCCTTAATTCTTTTTAAAAGTTTATTTTTTAAAACATTTGGGGATATTAGAGGTGCTATAGTAGATTTTGTTTTTTTCTCTCTATTTTTTTTAGTTTTTGAACCACCCATGCTAAATAAAGAAGGGTTAATTGAGATTGTTTTATTTGACATTTATTATAATACCAAATAAAAATATATGAAATATAACTTTAATATTAAGAATAAATGTTAAGAATATAAGGAACTATATATTTGATTTTTTAATTCATTTTCATCTTTTCTATTTTTAACGTCATCATTTGTGAGATAAATTTCAAATCCCTTATCTAAATCTCTTAAATTTATTTTCTTTTTCTCTGAATCTGGACGACAAAATACTCTTTTACTATGAGCTATTTTTGTCTTTGCTAATATAGTTTCAATATCTCTTCCATAAAATTTAAATTATCAATAATTTTATCAAGTTCATCTTTAATAGTCAAATCTTCACCCTTTTGTTCTTTAAATTTGCTTTCTGGTCTAATGTAGATAAAAATTTGTTATAATTATTTATTCTAGTTGGGTCCATCTTATTTCTATTATGTTTATTTAACATTATACAATACTAAATAATTGATTTTATATCTTTTAAATTAATTATTATCTTATTATTATAAAATTACATGTGCGTAAATTTTAAAATAAGTTATTTAAAATTTAATGAAATATTTTAATACAATATGCTAATAATATAATAAATTGTGTGTTTTATTATATTATTAAAACAATTTAAAAATAAATTGAGATATAAAATAACCGAAATAATGTTTCCATATAACCAAGATAACGCCGCAAGAATGTGTTCTACTAATAACGAAAATATGTTTGATATTGAAAATGAGCAGTACATTGAGACACCTTGGAATATTATTGAATCTTATTTCAGGGGACAACACTTAGAAAGATTTGTTAGACACCAATTGGAATCATATAATAATTTTGTCGGTTATCAAATTATTAAAACTATTGAAATGTTCAATCCTGTTCATATTGTGTCTGAACAAGATTTTGATCCGGTATCTAAAAAACACTCGCTAGAAATTTTCATCACATTCGAAAATTTTCATATATATAGACCGCAAATCCACGAGAATAATGGAGCTATTAAATTGATGTTTCCCCAAGAAGCACGTTTGAGAAACTTTACTTATGCTTCGTCAACAACTATTGACATTAACATTAAGTACATTGTTCGCAGCGGTCCTAACCTAGAAAATAATCAAACCTTCTATAAAACTCTTCCAAAGGTTCATATTGGCAAGTTACCTATTATGTTGAAATCAAATATCTGTGTTCTAAACCAATACAAACATTTTGAAAACACACAAACTGGTGAATGTAAGTTTGATGCAGGTGGATATTTTATTATTAATGGCTCTGAAAAGACTGTACTAGGTCAAGAACGTGTTGCTGAGAATAGGGTTTATTGCTTTAACATTTCTAAGAATGAAACTAAATATACTTGGAAAGCTGAAATCAAATCAGTGCCTGATTTTAAGTGTATTTCACCTAAGCAAATTAACATGATGATTAGTTCTAAGAATAACGGATTTGGTTATTCAATTTGTATTGAATTGCCTCGCGTAAAACAACCTATTCCTCTATTTGTTGTATTCAGAGCGATTGGGATAACATCTGATAAAGAAATTTGCGAAAGAATATTATTAAATATTGGTGCTGAGAAAAATAAGAAAATGTTAGAAGCACTACAAGCTTCTATTATTGATGCTAATAAATACATTACTCAAGAAGAATGTATTAAGTATATTACTAGTTTTGTAATGTACACTCCAATTAATATGGATAAGGAAACTGGAGCAAAGAAAAAGCATGATTTCACATTAGAAATTTTAAATAATGATTTGTTTCCGCATTGCCACAATATGGAACAAAAGATATATTTCCTTGGATATATGGCAAATAAATTATTGCTAGTTTCATTTGAAATTATTAAACAAGATGATAGAGATTCTTATTTAAATAAGCGTGTTGATTTAACCGGAACATTGCTTAATAATCTTTATAGAAATTATTTTAATAAGCTTGTAAAAGATATGGAAAAGCAAATCATCCGAGAAATTAATAATGGCTCATGGAAATCAACTGATGATTATGAGAATATTATAAATTTAACTAATATATATAAAATTATTAAATCAACCACTATTGAGAATGGGTTGAAACGTGCTCTTTCAACTGGAGATTTTGGCATTAAACACGCTAATTCAAATAAGGTAGGTGTTGCTCAGGTACTTAACAGATTAAATTATGTTTCGAGTTTAAGTCATGCTAGAAGAATTTCTACTCCAACCGATAAAAGTGGTAAACTAATTCCTCCCCGTAAATTACACAACACATGTTGGGGTTTCTTATGTCCTGCAGAATGTTTTGATCCTGAAACTCCGATTTTGATGTGGGATGGTTCTGTTAAACGCGCTGGCGACATTGTAATCGATGATGTGCTGGTCGATGACCTTGGTAATCCCACAAAGGTTCGCACTACTTGTTCGGGATTTAAAAATATGTATGATATTATTCCGGAAAAATCTAATTTTATGAAACATCGTGTCACAGACAATCATATTCTTACTCTTCGTATTAGACAACATAAAAATATTTTAAATTGTGCTCGTAAGGGTAGAAATTATAATCATTCTGTAAAATTTCTTAATAGAGAAACCATTAAAATTCAAGAAAGATATTTTGCTTCATTAAAAGAATCGGAAAATTTTGTAAATAGTTTTGATGATGATGATACATTGGATATAACAATTGAAAATTATCTAAAACTAAACAAAACAACAAAAGACCATTTGGTTCTATTTAAAGTAGAAAGCATTCATTGGACGAAAAAGGATGTGGAAATGGATCCATATTTGCTTGGCATGTGGTTAGGCGATGGTCTTAGCAATGGTTCTGGTTTTGCTTTAAATTATAAAACTGACTTTGAGACTTTAGCTTATTGGGAAAATTGGGCAGAAGAAAATGGAGCAACTATTACAAAAGGGGAAAGATATAAATTCTCAATTGTTTCTAAGAAAAATAAAGAAGCTGGTATTGCCGGATTATGTAATAGAGTAGAGGAAGCACCACTTAAAAAATATCTTCGCAAATATAATCTTTTAAATAATAAACACATTCCAAATGAATATCTTACAAATGACAGAGACACACGATTAAAAGTGTTGGCTGGATTAATAGATACAGATGGTTCAGTCCGTGCTAAAGGTCACGAAATACGAATTTGTCAAGGTCCAGCAAATTACAGAATAATTGACGATGCGTATACATTGGCAATGTCTCTTGGATTTTCGTGCGGAGTAAAAGAAGGAAAAAGTCATTGGACTGATGAAAAAAGCGGAGATAAAAAGTTTAGCACTTATAAAGAACTAACTATTACTGGTTATAAAATTTATGAAATTCCTACGTTACTTCCTCGCAAAAAATTGGTTCCTATAGAAGATACAACTCTTTTGGTAAGGAGTAAATCATTTATGTCTAGTAAATTTAATTTAGTAGAAGTAGGAAACGGTCCTTACGTAGGATGGCAACTTTATGATAAACGCGGAAGATTTTGTTCGATAGATGGTCTTGTATTACATAATACTCCGGAAGGTGCGAGCGTTGGCATTGTAAAGAATTTGGCCTACATGACTCATATTACTATTTATTCAAATTCATTGCCACTCTATGAATATGTAATGCCAAATATTACGCATATTGATAATGCTGAACTAACTTCAAAGGATATGTATGAAAAAGTAAAGGTATTTATTAATGGTGCTTGGGTTGGCATTACTGATAGTCCTCAAGAGCTTTATATAGCATTGAAGGAGAAAAAGTATAAGGGAATTATTAATATTTACACTTCTATTATATTCGATTATAAAATGCGCGAAATTAGAGTTTGTAATGATAGCGGAAGATTGACAAGACCTTTATTGCGCGTAAAAGATAAAAATCTTTTGATTAAAAATAGTTTAATTACACAATTAAATAAAGCAGAACTTGTTTGGGATAATTTATTAACCAGTTCAAAGATCGAAGATTCTGTTATTGAATATATTGATCCTGACGAGCAAAGTTGTGCTCTAATTGCCACCAAACCTAAAGATATTGTAGCAAAGTCCGATAATATTCATAAGTATACTCACTGTGAAATTCATCCTTCAACCATGTTTGGCGTTCTTGCTTCATGTATTCCATTTCCTGAGCATAACCAGTCTCCTAGAAATACATATCAATGTGCTCAAGGTAAGCAAGCAATGGGGGTTTATACAACGAATTATGAAAATAGAATGGATAAAACTGCGTATGTTCTTAATTATCCTATGCGCCCTCTAGTTGATACTCGAATTATGAATATGATTCAACTAAATAAAATTCCTTCTGGAACGCAAGTAATTGTCGCAATTATGACTCACACTGGTTACAATCAGGAAGATTCCTTGCTAATTAATCAGGGTTCTATTGATCGTGGTATGGCATTAGTAACTGTTTATCATACTGAAAAAGATGAAGACAAGCAAAAGATTAATGGTGATGAAGAAATTAGGTGTAAACCAGATTCTACAAAGACCAAGGGAATGAAGATGGGCAATTACAATAAGGTTAATTCAAAGGGAGTTATTCCAGAGAATACTTTGGTTGAAAATAGAGACGTCATTATTGCTAAGGTCACTCCAATTAAAGAAAATAGAAACGACCATACTAAGATTATTAAATATGAAGATCAAAGTAAAATTTATAAAACTGCTGAGGAGACCTATATTGATAAGAATTATATTGATAGAAATGGCGAAGGATATAACTTTGCGAAGGTAAGATTGCGAACTGTCAGAAAGCCTGTTATTGGTGATAAATTTAGCTCGAGACATGGTCAGAAAGGAACTGTTGGTAATATTATTCCGGAGTGCGATATGCCATTTACTGCCGATGGTATTAAACCTGATATCATTATTAATCCTCATGCTATTCCATCTCGTATGACTATTGGTCAGTTAAAAGAAACGGTTCTTGGAAAGGTTCTTATTGAATTAGGATTATTCGGCGATGGAACTGCGTTTGGTGAATTTAATGTTAATGATATTTGCGGCGAGCTCATTAAGCTCGGTTATGAATCAAATGGCAACGAATTGATGTATAATGGTTTGACCGGAGAACAACATGAATGTAGTGTGTTTATGGGACCAGTGTTTTATCAACGTCTTAAGCACATGGTTAATGATAAGGCACATAGTCGCTCAATTGGTCCAATGGTTAATCTTACTAGACAACCTGCTGAAGGTCGTAGCAGAGATGGAGGATTACGCTTTGGAGAGATGGAACGTGATTGTTCTTGGTATCACTCTCCAGTTCCCTTAAGATGTGGTCTCAGTGTTGAAATCGGTTCAATGGAAAAATATAATTTTGAACTATTAGGATGGGATGAGAAAACTAATAAAATTATTAATGCTAATCAAGTTGGGTTTATGTGTAAAGGAGAGAGAGAATGTGTTGATGTTACATTTCAAGATGGTCGCAAAATCAAATTTACCAATAATCATAAATTATTAACTTCTGATAATACTTGGACACCAATTAGCGAATTTAAAATAAATGAAACTAAGATTAAAACAAGTGTTACATATCCATTAATGAAAATAGAAGACGAACTAATTGAATGTAATAATTGGAATTTAGTTCTAGGTACATTATCATTAACTACAAATAATGCCAAAAATTATTTACAAACATTAGCATTTGTTCGTGTTATTGGTTATATGATTTCCGATGGAGGAATTTATTATAATAACCAAAGAAAAAATTATAAAGGGGTTATTAATTTAGGACACATGATTGATGTCAATAATATAATTCAAGATATAAGTATGTTTTGTGAAATAAAACAGAAAAAATTTCTGTATAAAAACTACTATTCTATACGTATTCCTGACGAACTTCTTTATAGTATCATTAAAATTAAAGGAATTGCTATCGGTTCTAAGATTAAACAACCTGCTCAATTGCCTGAATTTATTCTTGACCCTTCTTGCCCCAAACCTATTATCCGTGAATTCTTGGGTGGATTATTTGGAGCAGATGGACATACTTGTGTTCTTGGAATGCATCGTGGTAAGCGTGATTTATTATCTAGTATTTCATTTTCGAAAACAAAAACTGGTCTTCACTTGGGAACACTTACAAAAATGATGGAAGATATTAAAGGGTTGTTTGCTAAATTTGATATCAATGGAATTACTATTCAAAACTTTAAACAAACCACTAGTTCTAAGACCAAAACTGAAACTTTAGATGAAAATAGAAGTTATCAACTCACATTACATTTGGATATTAATGAATTGATTCCATTCTCAGAAAAAATTGGCTTCCGTTATTGCTGTCATAAATCTCAGAGACTTGAAGCCGGAGTCTCATATAAACGCCTACGTAATGAAGTTACTCGCCAACATAATTGGATTGTTAACCGTGTCGACGAATTAACACACTTCAGTGAAATCAAAAAAGAAACACCCAATAAAATTGTTCACACAAAAGATGCTATATTAAAAGCAGTCCAAGAATTAAAAGCAGTTGAACCAATTATTCATGAATATGCTATTCCATCAACACATGATATTACAGATCATCTTGTAAAAGGAACACAGTTCGGCTCATTTAGAGGAAAAGGCTTCCCGACTGCTGAAGAATTCTTGAAAGAAATCGGTGCGCTCGATTGGTTCTTAACACCTGAATGTAAAAAGACTGAAATTGATAATGATGATAGTCTTGAGTTATTCGATGAAGAATCTGAAGAAACAGAAACAGATATATCATGCTATGGTGTAAATAGAGAATGTGATGGTTTGCCAACTATGGAACTTAAGGTCGTCGACATTAGACCAGCAGGCGTTCATAAGGTATATGATATTGAAGTAGAAAATACTCATTCATTCTTAGCAAATGGAATTGTAGCGCATAATTGTATGGTTTCACATGGCGCTTCTAGATTTACTAGAGGACGAATGTATGATGCGTCAGATAAATATTCAGTTCATATTTGTAAAAAATGCGGCCTTATTGCTTCATATAATGATAAAATGCACATTCATCATTGTCGTACTTGTGACAATCGCACAGACTTCTCGTATGTAGAAATCCCCTATGCTTGTAAGCTATTGTTTCAAGAATTAAATACTATGAATATCGCACCAAGAATCATGACTGACCATTAAAAATAATAATAAAATAAAATATATATGTTATTTAAAAATATTTCTAATTTTTCAAATGTTAACGATTATTTACCTATTTTAGAGCAACGCGTATTTTAAATGC